TCGGGTGTGAGTTCTGACTTTAGCAAACTGCGACTTCCCATTTAAATTTAAGTTGTCCGTAGACTGGTTGCCATTTGCGTCCGGGTCGGTTTTGCCAACCTTTTGGATTGAACTCAACTTCTCCTATCAGGTTCCAACCCGCCCCTTTGAGGCTAGAACCAGCTTCTTTCTGCAAGGTGTAGGTAACCATCCGTTTGCCGCCCATTTGTTGCCAGATGCGCCAACAGCGTCCGTAAAGAAAGGAACAGGTGTTTTTTGGTGCATCGTCGGTGACGCAAAGCCTTGTCACTTCCGCTGTAAATCCATCTAATAAACGCCTAGCAACTGGATTTCCCACAATAGCAACGCCGACTAGATTGTTGTTAAAGCTTGCTCCAACTGAAAATCTGCCGCCTTGTGGTGGTTTGCTATGCCTATGGAAGTTATAAACAAATTCCCGTGCCTCTTTTATGCTTATGGGTATGATTTGAAGACTGTGCTTACTCATCCCGTACACTCACCGTCATCTGCTTGGCATAGGTATGCTTCGTTATTGAATATCCAATCGCCTTGTCGAGCAACGTAGTCGCCTAATTCTTTATAGGTTCGTGCTTTGTGAAACTTAGCACCGACTTTACTTTCTAATTCAGACCACCATTGCATCCGTTGTGGATGTTCACGCCACACTGCTGCCAAAGTTGCTTCAGATTTAAGAAAGCAACCATCACAATTACCTAGACCCTTCTGGACTTTTAAATCAAATGGTTGGTGTTGCCAGAAGCTATGAATGTCATGCACTGAAACGTTTGCGTCGTTTAGTGGAAACCAGTTAGTCCATCTATTATCTGTAGATGGTTTGACTCGATGAGCTTCGTCGGCTCGTATTCCGACTGTGTTGACCCATCTTTTCCATGTCTGGCTAACTAAAAACCTCTTGATAGTTAGGACTTTCATTTGTTGAGTGCAGAACCTTTGCGCTTGGTTAGGCAGATACCTAAACTTTGTCACGCTATCTACGCACTCAGTAAACGGCTCACCATCACGACTAGCAGAGTTGTGGCTAACGGTTACAAATTTAGGTTTGAGTTTTCTGTATTCTAACCATGTAAGAGGCACATTCCAGCGTTGACTACATTCTTGCACAAAGTCTAAAGTCTCTGGCATTTCTCGCCCGGTGTTAGCAAAGACTACTTTGCATCGTTCTGGCAAGTCTCCGTTTTCTGTTAAGATTTGGTGGAGCATATACCCAGACGTTCTACCGCCGCTAAAACTAATGGCAACATTACCTTCGGGAAGTTTGTACGGGCTACTCATTTTGAGAACTCCCGTGAAGTATTGTTTCACCAATTCTCTGGGCAATCTGAGGTACGATTGCGTTACCTAGTCCTTTAAGTCTGTCCACCCTTCTGGGTATCCCATCAGCCACTCGACCCACTGGGGGTTCAATTGGCCATCGTACTTGTGTGTCCTGACTGCCTCGTCCAAGTTGCTTCTGTAAGTCTCGCTCCCCATAAATCTGTCTCTCGCTGCTCCCTTGGCGTTTGATGCGCATGGCGTCGGCCACATTTCTTCCGATAATCCAAAGTCTGTCTCTTCTGTGAGGTGCGTCCGTGGCACAAGCTGGAACAATGAACGGCCTTGTGGCGTAGCCCTCACCTTCCAAGTCAGATAGCACTTGGTCGAGGCCCAGAGTAACGTGACCATAAACGTTTTCGAAAACGCACCAAGCGGGTCGTTTGGCTTGAATAATGGAAAATATGTACGGCCAGATATGTCGGTCATCTTCTGTGCCTCTGCGCTTCCCGGCAAGTGAAAATGATTGACATGGATATCCGGCTGTGAGGATTGTTCGTCTTGGGTCTGTGTCTGGAATAAGTCCATCTGGGTCATTTGCTAACTCCTTCACGTCTTCTGCTATGGGTACGTCTGACCAATGCTTTCTTAAAACTTTGCGGCTCCACGGTTCTATGTCGCAAAAAAGAACAGGGCGGCTAAGTCCAGCCCATTCAAAACCAAGAGCAAACCCACCGATTCCACTGCATAAATCAACGTGGTCCATGATGGGGCTAGTCATCGTCTAGCTCCCCAGAGCCGTCGCAGTCTTCACATTCAACTAGCCGTTCGTCGAGATAGCCGCCGTTGGTAAAGTCTACCACTGGAACCTCGGCATAGTATTGACCTTCGCCGTCGCAGTTCGGGCAAGGGATTGTGTCGGTCATGTTGGTATCCTTTGAAAGTCTTTGATAGGAATTAACGCGACGGGTTCTATGTCGGCTGGGTCTTTACGGTCTTTACGACCACCTATTTTGATGGATGGTTTACAGTTGTGCAGTGAGGTAAAGCCCACGGCGTCGGCCCATTTCACGATAAGAAGTACGGGTAGGTGCAGAGCTTGGTTAAGCTGCTTGGCTTTGAATACTTTGGTAAAGCTAATCATGTAGGTGGGGTACGTGTTCATTTCGTTCTTGCGTGTTTTCATTTCGATAAAGGCCATGACGTCATCATTACGGATAGCGGCGTAGTCGAACGCTGACTTATCGCGTAACTTGGACATGGTGCATTTCCATTTCTGTGTAACGAGTTGGGCCAGTTGACCTTCGTTATCCCGGTCTAGTGGACGTTCATACACAGGTCGGTACGTCTGGAAATTGTACATTGATGACATGGGTTACCTATATTTATTTCTATTTTCTTTACGTTGAAAATTGTAGGTTTCGTCTTCGGGTTTGTTTCTTAATACTTCTGTTGTTTGAAATCTTATCTTGCACGCCGGGCATGAGTACAGCCTATATAGTTTTTCGCGCTGCTTGGCCTTGTTAAGCACGACGGTACTTTGGTTGCTACACTCCGGACAGTTCACGCCTCAACTCCCGGTAGATATGCTCTACGTACTGGTCTTGCTGACGTAGCTTATTGATTTGTTTAATACCGTGCATCAATGAGGTGTGGTCACGGTTTAGGACTTTACCTATTTGTGTCAGGGTACAGCCCGTGAGTTCGTAACTGAGAAGGTAGGCTAGCTGACGCCACGGCATGATAATCTTATTGCGTTTACGCCCGGTCAATACTTCTAGTTGGATATGAGAACGGCGTGAGATGGCAGCGAGTATTTTTTTAATTGATATGGTCGCGGAGATACTTCTAAGATCTTTGTACCCAGATGTATCGCTTCCACCAGTTTCTTCTTCAGTCTGTACACTGGCGTTTTGAAACCCTTCACATCCTCTATTATGGTGCATCCCTGTTGGCCTTGTAGACCAATCGTGTTTAAATCGACGTACTGAAAATCCGCTATATACTTGCATATTAGTCTCCCGTTTATCTCGCAGCGAAAAGCTGGCTGCATCCTCAAGTCTTTTATTTCCCCGGCCTCAAGCCTAGGTTTTAGTGTGTGGTAGTAGTGCTTTGCCTCGGACATACTGTCGAAAACATAACCGTCTAGCTCTACCTTTTTGGATTTGTATTTCACGCAACTTGCCCCGCTGCGTTACGTACCAGCTTTAGTTTCTGTTCAACTTCTAAGCCTAGCTCTTTACAAATAAGGTCTTGCAAATAGAGGTTTACGGACTTGCCTTCATCCAAAGCTTTAACATTTACAGCTTCTTTTATGCTTGGATTGAGCCTTAAATATATCACTTCTGTCTTCATAAAAATAACCTTGTGCAAAATAAAGTTACGTTTGGTACTTGCACAAATGCTATCACGTTGCTATCTATTGTAAATAGGAATGAAATAAGAACGTTATGGGAGCGAATTATGAATCTAGACGATTTCTCTAAACCTGATTTGTCAAAGATAACTATCTTGCCTGAAACAATAGAGGCTTTGAAGCTATCTATTTGGATGGACCTTAACGACCCATTTGACCCGTATGTTCCACGCATGGCGGGTGACTATGAGGATGTTTACCAAGACTTGCTAGATGCGATTGGTGCAAGCGTTAAGTTTAATCAGCAACTTATTGACTTAGGAAAGGAAAGCCAATGAATTCGTATGGAACAAAGCGTAAGTTTGAGGTGGTCATAGAGACTGACCCTTACGATGAACATGAACCTTCTGAAAAAGATTTACGCGAGTTTATTCAACTCGTTCTTTCTCCAAGGAAATACCAAATAAGTGACCGATTTATAAATTTTTCGGTCAAGGCAAAGCGCAGCGTTTAGGTTCGCATAATATATATTAAAGGGGATACACTATGAACATTGAACTTACAGAAACACAACAGGCTTTGCTTGTTTATATGTGCCAAGAGTTTGAGCGTGGGCTTGATGAAGAAGAACACGGTAAGGAATACGTTGAAGCTTTTTACTCAGTATTTAATCGTTTGAGAGGTGAGCAATGACACTTTATCAAACTAGGGAAGACCACGGAACACCGCACTCTGGGAAGTATGCGGCCTTTGTCCGTGTGTCTACCGATAAACAGGATGTTGCGAACCAAGAGTACGGCATCAAAGTTTATCTGAACGGTGGTGACTACAAAGTAAAGTGGTTCCGCGAAGAGGGGGTAAGCTCTGGCGAAGATTGGCATAACCGGGAGATCTTGCAAGATTGCCTAACTTACTGTCGTAAAGAAAAAGCCACGTTAGTTATTTATTCGATTAGCCGATTGGCCCGGCGAGATTGGGAGACATTACGTTTTTTTGACCAAGAAGTAAGCACGGGTAGAATAAAGCTTGTCGTTGTTGATGACCCGACGCTTGATGAGAAAACAATTGGCTTTAAGGCTATGTTTGCAAAGCAAGAACGTGAGCAAATTCGCGTTCGTACTAAGTTGGCTTTGAGCCGTATTCAAGCTGAAATAGCAGAGAAGGGGGGCTATAAAGCGAAGTCAGGCCGAGTCATCACCAAGCTCGGTGTACACGACGGGCTAGCCGAATCGGGAAAGCTTGGCAATGATGTGTCTAAGAAACAAGCTGACGAAAGGGCTGCTGATCTATGGCCCATCATAGAGAACCTTCGTGATAAAGGATTAAGTTACAGAGGCATAGCCCGGGAACTTAATCGTATGCAAATCACCACACCAGCCAAGCGTCGTAATCCAGACCTAGCGCGTAAAACAGAATGGCACGCAACCAGTGTGCGTAATTATATTATGAGAGTGAAAGGTTAGAACAATGACATCAGAAAAAAAATACGCCCCAGCATTAACTGACCTAAGAGCAATGTGGGTAAGAAAAAATATTGATATTGAACTTGGCATTATGAACGGTGAACGTCCGACAGACAATATACACACAGAAATTAAAAATTGGGGGCTGTCTACACCAAGTAAACGCAAATTTTTGTTAAATATTATTCGTGCAACGCTAGATAACTGTCATATTACTGTACCAGAACTAGTCACTTTAGGTGTCGCAGAACGCCAAACAATTTTAGGATACATAAAAGAATGTGAAGACGCTGGCTGGATTAAAGTTTGTAGAGAAGAAAATAAAAATAAAATTACTGCGACAGCCATATTATTAAAGCATTATGGAGACTATTGTGCTTGGCTCGTCGGCGCTTATTATACCTCAAATATGCTACATATTACGCATGGTATCAGCGTTTTGAAACATTTGGATAGCTACAAATAAGTGTATGGTAAGGTGACACATGAGTGTATAGTCAACAGATATTGATATCAAAAAGAAACTGGTACAATATAGGAACATGAGAAGTATAATGACCAAACAAACCCGTAATAAACGTAGAAAGTCTAATGCTGTAATAGACCACATGAAAGCTGGGCGTATGCGCTTTAAGCGTAGGCTCGATGTCCCCATGTGGCACATAGACCACTTAAATAAATCCATAGTTGTGTTTCAAGAACTATTAGCAAGCTTAGAAGAGATCCGCAAAGGAAACTCATCTCGCCACGCTGATAAGTGTATGTATGCACAGACTGCCATTACCGTAGCTAACGGAAGGTTTGCCATAATGGGGCCACAAGACCCGCGTTCTCGCGGTGCGGAACTTGGAGAATATACTGATCAAGGTTGGACTGACCGAACCGGACACGCTGAATTACTTGCGCGTGACGATTTAAACGAAGAGCAAAATCTTAGCATTTATGAGCGTGGGCAATTCCCCAAGGGGTAGTCTGGTCTTTTAAAAATTGCGTCTAGGGTTTGCACAAAACGAGGAAAAAGGGCTTATGCTTTTATTACAAAAACTTATCGCGCTTCCTGTAAAAGGGATTCGCATAATATATATTATCTTAGTGTGTTCTGTTGTAACTGTTTTAGAGAATAGTCAGGGTAGGCTGTTCTTGCAGGAAACACTGGCCACACTGTTCTTTCTGTTGTTTCTGTTCTCACTGTACTGTCTGTTCTATATTGGGTGTGCAATTGATGACGCTTGTGCCTCGGCGCAAGGGTACTAGTCAATGCCAAAATTTACAAAAACTGGCTACGAAATAGGTAGTAGCGAAGCGGGAGCTATTGTATTACATAAGACCGCTTTTCAAAGTAGGCATGAGGTTTTAGAGAAACACAAGCTTGCACGGGCAGGGGTGGAGTCTATCGACGATGTGCGTAATGAACGTGCTTTGCGTCGCGGTACTCACCTTGAGGCTGGTGTTGCTTCGTGGGCTAACGAAGAGATAGAACGCTTGTCAGGCGGTGATGCTATAATGTTTGAACCGACTGAAGCCTATCGCCGGGAAGGTCTAGGTGTTGCGTCAAGCATTGATAGGATCATAGAGCTTACTGAACCGTTGACCTTGCAAAAGCCTGACGGTGACAATGTAACTTTTCATGGTCAAGGTATCGTGGAAATTAAAACGGACTTTTATCATCACGACAAACCAAAACCTGAGTGGGTCATTCAAGTGATGCATCAAATGTTTTGTGCTGAACTTTCTTGGGCGGTCATAGCGTGCATGAGCCAGAAGGGACGTCTGCACTTGTATCCAGTGCTATGGGATGCGAAACTGGTTAACGTAATGGTAGATGCTTACGCTGAGTTCTGGGAATTGGTTGAACAGGGTGGTGAATATCCACCCGTAGCTGAAGACGCAAAGCCTGAGTATGTGGATGTGACTGAAGTGCTAAAAGAAAGTAATCAAGACTTACAACAGTTATGTGCTGATTATAATCTTGCTTCTGGTGAAGAGCGTAAATGGAAAAAAACTAAAGAAGAAGTTAAGTTTGCCATCACGCTTGCACTAGATAGCCTCGGCGTCGAGTACGCTAGTATTCCCGGTTATCAGATTAAAGCCGCATCACAGACAAAAGAAAAAAAACAATCTATTGGCACGGGTGAATTTTATGAGGCTGTGTCATTTACGGTAAAGGAAACAAGTGATGAATAGTATTGTAACCACCCGGCAAAGCCTAGTGCCGACAACAAT